AGTAGAACCAGTAGTTCCTGTTGCAGAAGTTTGAGCAATAGGATTAATGTTTACAGGCGAAGAACCGCCACCAATATATTCGGGACGTTGCAAACGAGCATCCGGAGAAGCAACACCAAAGTGAGCACGAATAATTTCAGTATAACGAGTGCCGCCACGAGCGTCTCTCTCTAACAATTTTTGAATTTGGAACGCTTGACGAATTTGATTAATTGTCGCAGCAGTAGCCTGAGATAAATCCGCATATAAAGCATTATCACCAGAAGCAATAGTGGAACCATCTAAAGTTGTATAACCACCAGTAGTAGCAAGTTTGTAATAACCAGTACCAATATTAGAATCTGAAACGGTTATAGAACCATTAAGTGCTGCATTAGTAGCAATAGGAGCAGTACTACCTAATGGGAGTGTGACAGGATTACCTTTTTGAGTCCATGGGAGAGCACTAGTGAAGTAATCTTTTCGCTTACCACGACGCAAGAGGACATAGTTAGTAGGATCGTCAGGACCATCACCAGTATCAACCACGACGTTGTTCTGCAAGTTTTCATCTTTAAACCATTGGTTATAAATTAAGTTATATCCACGAGTCCAAAATGCACAATGTGAAACAGTATTACCTGAACCTACTTGACCAACAGTAGGAAGACCCATGTAATCTTGTAATGAACCAATAGCATAACCGCCAGCCGGACATACAGTTTGAGGAACAATATAAGAAATAGAGTCTCCAGGATTATCCTGAGCACCCATGAATTTTTGCCAGTTATTCCAAATAAGACGATTAGGAACAAAGAAAAAGAAGCTATCCATAATCATGTTATCCATAACAGGGAATAGCGGAGTAGATAGACGAGCAAATGCCGTCATATTCAAATTAAATGTATCGCCCGGAAGCATTTCGTCCACATAAACTGGAACGAGATAACCAGCATCAAAAGTAGTTTTATGAGTAGATTGACAATCGAATTTTGAACGAGGAATATCAGCCCTCGGAATCATAGCGAATTGATGTATGTTTACTGACTTATTACGATGCACGGTATTTTCCTTTTAAAAGCGGGGTCTAAAAAAAGGGGCAACTGCCCCCCTTTTTTATACGACCTTAGTTTGTAATTTTTACTTGCTTGCCAATAGCAATTTGCACAGGTTTTTGGAGTAAAGAGAATTGAGCCATAGAATCATCATATTCTCCTAAATGATATAAGTCAAAGTCATCAGGATGATTATAAAGTTGATTATTTTCAGAATTTTTATTAACTTCATCACTAAATTGACGAATAGCAGTACCAACAGACGCTACGAACATAGGTTGAGAAAAGGCGTCAGAAGCACGATCTTTAATTACACAGATTTGAGTTTTCATGTAAGGAACTTTCTAAGTAAGGTTACGTTTAAGTTTTTGAATTTTATCCAACTGTACTACTTCTTTTGCATGAAGTCGAGCAATTGAATTATCTTCAGATTGCAATTTACCACGTTTTTCTCGAGAGTATTGAATTTCTTCAAACTCATAAGGGTTTTTACTAGCATAGATTTTGTCATAGTAACGAGGAGGTTTAAGTTTTCGACCTTTAACAATGACATAGTCATGAGGATAGACATCGGATTCATATTTTTCGAGCCAATCAGCCCCTATACCGGGTTTTAAGCTCATTTTGTTGAACTCTGGAGTTCTTTGAATAATTTCTCCAGTTGTAGAGTCAATACATTGATATACGGCATTATAAGGTTTTCCTGTTTTAGGGTTAAGCCGGTCTCCGTTTTGCTTTTGCATAATGTATCGAGCAGTATATGCAGCAGATTCAAAGGTAAGGTCTCCAATGCTGGAATAGCCAAATGGCCAGAGAGCTTCAAGCTCACTGGATCGATATAAGAGAGAATTAGAGGGAGACCTTTGCCATAATTTCTTATCAGGAAAGCTGTATCCGAAGATACAGGCATGGAAGTGTGGTCTGCCATAGTTTTCGCCGTATTCTCCAGCCATATAGAAACGTATTTTTTTATTAATTCGTTTTCTAAGTCGTTTGAGGAATAATTGAAAGTCTTCGTAATGTAGCGATTTATCGCCTGGGAGATGTGTGTCGTCATATGTAAGGGTTATGAAACAATTTTCTTCATGTTGTTGAGCCTCATGTATAACACGAGTAGCCCATTGTTTAGATTTTTCCAATCGGCAGCCTACGCACTTACCGCATGGAAGATTAAGAGACCGAATAATATCGTGTTTTCGACTTTCGTCGAAAACGATAGAACGGTCAGCGCATTGAAATGCGCTGATAGGATGATAACAAGGCATTGTAAGGATGCCTGAAGACTTTTTTAGAGTCTCCAGCCTCCACGTTGAGGCTTAGAAACCATATTTGGAGACTTAGTACGACGTGAACGATGTTTGAAGTGCTTAGCAGACTTCATTTTAGCCTTACGGCCATAAGCTTGACGCTTTAAAACTTTCATTTTTTACTCCTGTGGTTGAGTGAATTTTTGTGGTTTGGTGTCACCTAGCACATTTGACATCAAGTAGGTCAAATGTGCGCTGCTTACGCAGCCTCCTCCGGAGTAGGTGTTTTTGCCTCATTTTTAGGCAATTCGGCAGTAGATTGAACTGGGTCAATCAGACCCAATTCAATAGCTTTTTCACGATTAGCATCGTTATCTAAGAATTCAATGAGCTCAAAAGGGTCATTTTGAAATTGAGCCCTTAAATCGGCCGGTAGAGCCATAAATTGCTCATCGACAGAGATTACCCTATCCATAGCCTCTTTGAAGTCTCCTACCCCCGTAAAATCGCCAAATTGAGGGGGTAATGGATTATGGGGAACTATACCAGTTACATTAAACTGTTTAATTAAGTAATTTATATCAGCTTGTTCAGCCTGGTGCTGCTGAGTCAGGGAAGCGTCCTTACACGCAAGCCCCGACTCATATGATGCAGCATCTGTATTGTAGTTATATGGAGTACGAACAAAAGGTTCTTTTGTAAGAGAAGCAGTATTTTTACTCATGATTATTCCATTGGATAATTATTGTTGATAGTAGGGTATTTATTAATAACAGGTGCGGGTTTACCCTTAAGTGCATTAACTGCACCCGCAGCAGAAGAAATTGGTTGAACAACATCTTTAACCACTTGTTTAGTTTTACCATACTCACCAGCAGCCCATTCTTCGGGCTTTTGGATAGCAATACCTTGACGAGTAGCAGCTTCTTGAGCACTAGAAGTACGAGTCTGTTGTTGAATCAATAATGGTTGAACCATTTTCATTTTGATTTCATAAGGAATACCTTCCTGACGCATTACTTCAGAAATAGCTTCAGCCCTAGTTTTTTGGGCTTGAGCATCAGATACCTTAGCTTGAGCTTCTGTTGCCGTTGTATTAGCAACAGTATTAGTTATGTTTTCATCAGCCTGTTTAACTTGTAAAGCCTTAGATAACATTTCACCAGCAGCTTGAGCTGGAGCACTCATTTTATTAAAAGTTGGGGCAGGAGCAGCACTTGTCGGAGCAGAACCAGCCCCATTAGTAACAGCAAGCATCGGGTTGAGACCAGCAGCTTCGAGGTCTTTAACAGTAGTTTGATAACGAGTTGCATATTGTTGAGCACTAAAAGCATTAGCAGCAGCTAAATTAGATTGAGCAGCATCAATTTGTTGCTGAGTACCTAAATAACCTAAACCGCCGGAAATAGCAGAACTAGCAACTTGACCAACACCATTTGAGAGACCTGAAATAGCGTCTCCCAATCCACCAAAAGATGATGACATTCCACCCATTAGAAGTGATCCACAAGTCCAGGTACAGAGTACATAGGCATTGGACGAGCTTTTTTACAATCAAAGAAGCTATCAAAAATAAATTGTTGTCCATTAGCAGCATCACCTACAGCTACGATACGAGACACTGGAGGAGTATCTTGAATAAATGTAGAAGCAAGAGTTGGCAAAGTTGTAAAGTTTTGAGCCAAATGCCAAGCATCTAAAGTTCCGGAAGCAGTACTACGGAAAAGAGAACTAATACGAGAAGGGTTATAGCGATATTCTGCCCAACGCTCTTGATATCCGAAAGTAAGGTTGTCATTTGCTGATCCATCTACATAAATCTCCTTGTTAAGGATGCTTTGCTCACCCAATGTGGCAAATACAGGGAAATAAAAATCGTAACGGGTCAAACGAGACCACATACGATGTAAGCCTTGTTGATAAGTAAGGTCAGCACGAATAGCAACCATACCAATAATAATTCCGTGTTCTTGAGCGGAATAAGTAAATCCATGCTTATGAGCTAAAACAGTACCCATAGCAGCCAATGTACCCATTGGAGTAGTAGAACCAGTAGTTCCTGTTGCAGAAGTTTGAGCAATAGGATTAATGTTTACAGGCGAAGAACCGCCACCAATATATTCGGGACGTTGCAAACGAGCATCCGGAGAAGCAACACCAAAGTGAGCGC